AAGAATTAGACAAACTGTTCAAAGAAAAACTTTTACTTGAAAACTTTATCGAAAAGGAATTATTAAGATTAGGTAAATACGATGAAGTAGTACAATTGATAGTTTATTATAAAGAACAATGCTTAGAAAAACTTACTTGGCAACAAATATCTTTAAAGGTACATTATTCAACGGCTCAATGTAGAAGTCTTTATAGAAAGTGGAAAAGACAAAGAGACATAGATTAAGTTAATCACTTTTAATCACTTTTCTTTGATACAATTGGTATAGTGAGACAATGCCTAATATATGGGCATTTTTTCGTAGAAAGGGTAAAAAGATGATAATTAGATATAAGTTTGAAAACTTAAATAAAATAATAAACTCATCAAGAAGTAACCCTTATTACGCCAATACAATAAAACAAAAAGAAACTAATATAGTCGCTTTACTATTTAAAGGCAAAAAAATCAATAAATTCCCTTTAACTATTGTATTTAAGTGGCATATAAAGTCTAAAATAGCAGATTTAGATAATTGCATACCTAAATCTATATTAGATGGAATAGTAAAAGCTGGTACTATACCAAATGACAATGTCAAATACATACACAAAATTGTACATGAGTACATAGAAGATAGTGAGGACTACGTAGAAGTAGAATTTTATTCAAACAATCAAAAATCCGAGGTGTGTATGAAAAACATATGTAACGGATGTAAGTTTGAAAAGAGGTGTAAATAATGAGAAAGATTACACAAGAGATGATTAAAGATTTTAAGATAATGAAGTTAGGTTATGATTTCATGGGCTATCCTGTTACAAACAAAAATGGGTTAAGCTTTCATCATCTTATAATCCCTCACAGACTATGCAGGCAAGAGAAGATACCGTTAGAAGGTTTTGTTTACTGGAACGGAGCTATATTAAGACAGTTAACATCACACGACTATTTACATGCCATAGAACATATTGATTTAGATATATTTAATGCCATAACAAGTGAAATGATAGATATGAACACTAAAGGCTATTTAGATGTAGAAAATTTAAGATATATAGATGATTGCTTAAATAGTTTTGAGAGGGATTATAGCCAACTTAACACTAAAAAAGGCAAGAGTTTAATTAAATATGAATATACAAAAAGATTTAAATTTTAGCTACTTTATAGGTAGCTTAGAGTAGATATATAAACATAGTATGTTGGGAAAAGAAAAAGCTCAATATAAAGAACTTAAGTACAAGGTTGCTTTATATTCCTAACGGAGGGATAAATACATTGCAATCGTGAATTTATCCAAGCATGCCTGACTAAGGAAGTATTGCTATATCAGGGTGTAAAAGACTCTTATATCTATTCTAAGGTACTTATAAAGCGCTTATTCTCCCGTGTGGAAATAAGATTGTTATTTGTACTAGACACGTGTTGATTTGTTCCCATAAAGGGAATGCTATCTCTTGTAGATGGCATATTGAGTAAATATATAGCTGGATGCTAACGTTTAAAACTAGTTGTAATAGGTTCAATTCCTATTTGTATTTACTCAATATGGTGTCTATAAGGCACTAACTAAAGACCTTAGTAGACTTTTGGTTAACATGTAGATACTAAAAGCACATATTAAGGCAAACTACCTTTAACAGGTAGTGTATAGTGATATAAAAAGATAAGTACAGGTCGCAACTGTCAAAAGGGCATTACACTTTGATTATTGAAATCAATGCAAAGGATGAATAATAATAGGATATATATCATTAGACAGTATCTATTAAAGATACAAATTAGAACTATATTAGTTCTTTTTTTTATAAGTAAATAAGTTAAAGAAAATATATCAAAGCGGAGTGAGGTAATGGTAGCCTACCAGTTTGCATTGCTGGATATAACAGTTCGATTCTGTTCTCCGCAACCAAAAAGGAAGTGAAATAATGACATTAATAAATAATATGCTATCTGCATTATTGATACTATTTATATTTATTATTCTTTGTATAGTGTTATTCATTGCATTAGCATTGCCTATCGAATTAGCAAAGGAGGCGATTAAGTTATGGAAAAGATAAAAGTTAGAGCATTAGATACGTATGAAGTAAATCACATAATAGATAAAGAATTAGAAATAATTCCTAAAGCAGGGGAAGAAATAGAAATTAGTAAAAGTAGACTTAAATATTTATTAGGTGCGAATGAATATAAAAAACCATTTGTTGAAAAAATAAAAAAAGCAAAGGTGGAAACTACAAATGAAGTTCAAAATGAACAATAGAATTTGGAAGATAAAAGAGGTAGATAAAGAATGGCTTTTAGAAGAATATAAAAAAGAATATGACAATGCAGTATATTGCTTTGGTTTAACTAGATATTCAAAACAAGTCATTTATTTAAATAATGAACTATGTAATGATGTGAAAAAACAAACTTTATATCATGAATTAATGCATTGTTATATATGGAATTATATACATAGTTTCGGTGAAATAAGTGAAGAAGCTCTATGTGATATAAGTGCAAACAGCCACGACATAATACACGAAATAGTAATTAAGTATTTTAATTAATAGTAAAGAAGGTGAGTAAATGGAACAGAAAAAAAGAGGGGCACCTAAGAAGTATACTAAAAAAGAAGAAATGAAAAAGAAAATAAAAGATTATTTTGAATCTTGTTTTAAAGAGGATTTAAAATATAATTCTGATAAAGGTTATTATGAGCCTAAAAAAGATTATAAAGGCAATATTATTAAAATCCAATGTAAGCCATTTACAATAACCGGACTAGCTAATGCTTTAGGCATGACAAGGGAGACTCTTTTACGATATGAAGAAAATGAAGAATTTTCTGACACGATTAAAAAAGCAAAGCAAAAAGTTGAAGAATATGTTGAGGAAAGATTATTTGATAGAGATGGTGTTAATGGAGCTAAATTTAATTTAGTTAACAACTTTAGTAATTGGTCAGATAAGCAAGAGCTTAATACTTCTAACACTAATAAAGTGCAAATAATAAATGATTTACCAAGTGATGTAGATGAAAATTAGTAGTCAAATAGCACCATCTTTCGTAAGAACATTTAATAGCTATAAAATGCATCAAATTTATAAAGGTGGAAGAGGAAGTACTAAAACATCAATGATTGCTTTGAAAATAGTTTTTAACTGTTTAAAAGAAAGTAATTGTTCAGCTGTTGTTTTAAGAAAACATCAAAATCAATTAAGAAAATCAGTTTATAAGGAAATAAAAAGAGCCTGTAAAAGATTAGGTTTAGTAGAAAACATTCATTATAATTCAACCACATCACCAATGGAAATAAAATTCGCAGAAAATGGTAATACTATTTATTTTGCTGGTGGTGATGACTTTGAAACAGTCAAAGGAACTATTGATGAAGATAAACTTATAAAGATAGTATGGTTTGAAGAAGCTACTGGTTGGGATGATCCAGAAGATATAGACCAGATTATAGCTACATTTACTAGAGGTAACAATGATTGGTTTATAGCACTATATTCTTTTAATCCTCCAAAAAATAAATTTAGTTGGATTAATAAGTGGTGTGAAGATATGAAGAAAAGAGATGATGTCCTTGTATCAAGCACCGATTACAGAACGGTACCAAAAGAGTGGTTAGGCCAAATGTTCATTGATGAAGCCGAAAGAATGGAAAAGTATGATAACAAAAGGTATCGTTGGATTTATCTAGGTGAAGTAATAGGAATGGAAGGCATGATATACAATCCTGAACATATTGAATGGGTAGATAAAGACTATTTTGAAAAAAATAAAATAAGACCTTTGTATTTAGATTTCTCTGTTGATGGGGGACACCAAACATCTGCAACTACATGTGGATGTTTTTGTTTGGCTAGTGATGGCTATTGGTATTTGTTAGACATTTACTATTATTCACCACACGATAAGTCAAATAAAAAGGCACCAAGTGAGCTATCAAAAGACATATTTGATTTTGAAATGAAAATGTTAAAGAAATGGACGTGTGGTATTGATACAGAAACAATAGATAGTGCAGAGGGTGCTTTAAGAAACCAGCTATATAAAGATTGGGGTAAGGTGTTTCATCCGGTTAATAAAGGAAAAGATAAAGAAGAGTTGATAGATTATTCTATCGACTTTTTAAGTTTAGGTAAATTTAGAGCGTTGAATAACAACAACAATAAAATATTTAAAAAAGAAGTTGAAAATTATCAATGGAAAGAAGACAGTGTTGAAAAAGGTAAACCAACACCGGATAAAGAAGAAAAAGAATTGAGTAGCATGGATGAGTACTTTAATACGCATTCAAAGGAACAATCGTATTACTATGCAGACCATACATGCGATATGTACCAATATTGGGTAAAAGATAACTTAAGAAAATTAGGATTGAAGGAGTGATAAAGTGAAATTATATGATAATATACAAAAAACATTAAGCACAAAAGGTATCAATGTTGTAGTAGGCGATATTTATGACTTTATGGCGATATGGCTACAATGGTTTAGAGGTAATGTAAATGATTTTCATTTTTACAATGTCAAAATGTCAGATGGTAAAACAGTAGAAAAAGAACGTAGAACACTTAATATGCCAAAGAAAATATGCGAAGATTTTTCAAAGCTAGAATGGTCTGAAAAAGTAGAAATAAAACTCGATACTGATGAAGCAACCGAAAGATTAATCGATGTATTGGATAGTAAAGAAAATGCATTTAGTACTAATTTTCCTATGTTTTTAGAAAAGGAATATGCATTAGGTACAATGGTTACTGTTGAGTACAAGAAAGATAACAAGACAGTAATAGATTACATCGATGGAGATGTTGTATTACCTTATAAATATTCTAATAATTACATAAATGGAATCGTAACAATAAGTAGAACTACTGAAAAACAAGGTAAATCTGAATTGTTTTATAACCTACTTACTTATCATGAGTTTGATAACGATATATATAGAACAATTAAAGAGTTATATGTATCTAAAGATGAAAATACTTTAGGTAAGGAAATCAACTTCAAAGAAGCATATCCTAATGTAAAAGAGTTTGAAGAAATTAAGACAGAACATCCTAGATTTCAGGTTTGGAAGTTACCTTTAGTTAATAATCTTGATACTGGTAGCCCAATGGGGATATCAATATTAGCTAATCAAATAGATAAATTCAAAAGTATAGATATAAAATATGATAGTTTTAATAGAGAGTTTATAACGGGTAAAAGAAGAGTTCTTATTGATAAGAGTGCATTAAAAAGCGATGTTACCGGGGTAGATGAAAATGGTAAACCAATAATGGTTAGTTACTTCGACACGGATGATGAAGTATATGTAGCAATAAAAGGAATGGATGATCAGCCTGTTAAGGATATTAATTTTGAATTAAGAGTACAACCTCATATAGATGCAATAAATATGGAACTTAATTATTTAAGTGCAAGCGTAGGTTTAGGTAATGGCTTTTATAAATTTGATAAGAACGGACTAAAGACTGCTACCGAGGTAGTAAGTGAAAACTCCGATACATATAGAACAATGGTACATCATAGAATAGCTATTTATGATTGTTTATATGACTTAATAGCGGCTGTGTGTGAAATGGAGAACATACCATATACAGAGATATCTATTAACTTAGATGACAGTATAATAGAGGACACTGATAGTATAAGAAAACAGGCATTAACTGAATATAATTCTAAATTAATAAGCAAAGCTGAATACTTTAGAAAAACAGACAAACTAGAAGACCAATCGGCTATAGATTATGTTAATAAAATGAATGAAGAAATACAAAATCAGGAAATATCCGACGGAAGTGAATTTGATTTAAAAGAATAGGTGATATCCTGTGGATGAGAAGATAGAAAAAGCAATAAAACCATTATTAAAAATGTATGAAAAAATAGAAAATGATTTGTTAATTCAAATAGCAAGTCATTTTTCTATTAATGAGGAATTTCTTAATAGTGATTATTGGAGAATAAAAAAACTCGAAGAGATGGGATTGTTTAATCAAGAGGTTATAAATTATATATCAAGATATAGCGGTAAAACGGATAAGGAAATAAAAAAAGCTTTAAATAGAATTTCTATTGATACCATTAACATGGATAAATTAAATAGATTATTTGAGGATGAAGTTCTCAAAATAAATCCTAATATATTGATTAATAATTATGTCATAGAAAACATCATAAATACAGCTTATAACGAGCTTTCTAATAGATTTATAGAAATGTCTTCTAAAATAGAAAAAAGCACTAGAGAGGCTTATTTAAATGTTGTAGAAAAGACATATTTAAAGACTTCTATGGGAACACATTCTTATCAAGAAACTATAAGAGAAACAATAAATGAATTAAGTAATAAAGGGATAAATACTCTAACATATAAAACCATAGATGAAAATGGCAACATTGTTGGTATAAGAAATTATGATATTGAAGGAGCGATAAGGCGTGAAACTTTAACCGCTAGTAGACAATTATCTAATAATATTAGTATGGAAGTTGCTAATGAGCTAAATAGTGAATATGTTTATCTATCAGAACATTTACAATGTAGACCTCAACACTTTGATTGGCAAGGCACAATTATAAAACGTGATGACCTTGTTAAAATTACTGATTATGGTTCTATAACCGGATTAGGTGGTATTAACTGTAGACATTACTTTGAAGCATATTTTGGTGACGCTAGAGGTAGTGATTTAAAGAGCTTTAATAAAGAAGATTGCAACGAGGCATATAAGCTCTCTCAACATCAAAGGTATCTTGAAAGAGGTATAAGGAAATGGAAGAGAAAAGCCGAAATGTTTAAAGTAAGTGATGATAAAGAATATTATTCTAAATGCAAAGAAAAAGTCAGAGAATGGCAAATAAGAAATAAACAATTTACCGAAGATAATAACTTGAAAAGAGATTATACTAGAGAACATGTATATCAAAAGTATCCTAATTGGTATGCAAAACTTAATAAAGAAGAAAAATATGCAATAGAAAACTATATTTCATCAGATTCATATGTTATAAATGATTCATTGCGTAATGATTATCCTATGGACGATAGATTACAAAGTGTAAGTAATAATCTAAGCTTAGCATTAAATAAAATTCCTAATAGCAAAGGTATATATAATAGATCATTATTCTTTGATGATAATAATTCAAAACAACAATTTGTTAATTCGATGAATAATGATGTTATTACATTTAAATCATTTACATCTATGTCAAAAGAAATATATGATAACAATGATGATATAAGATTAATTATTCATTGTAAAACTGCAAAAGATTTAAGTAAAATTAATGCAAATGAAAATGAAATATTGCTAGATAAAGGTAAAAGTTTTAAAAAGTTGAAAAGGTGGAAGGAAAATGATAAGATATTCTACGAAATGGAGGAATTGTAATGCCTGTACCTAAAAATAAAGAAAAAAATAGATTATATGAACCGATTGCAATAGACAAAAATAAATCAACTCCTTTTACTGGTATATTAAAGAGATTAGTTGAAGAAGAGGAAAGAAAATTTGAAAATGGAAAAATTAATCTAATAGACTATGAGAATTTAAGAAAAAAAGCAAAAGAAATAGAAAACAGCACCAAATAAGGTGCTTTTATTATGCCTTAAAAGTTTAGTAGGTGCAATTCCTACAAAGGCACCGAAGAACATAGAAATATGTTCTTTTATTATGTCCAACATAACGACAATAAAGAATGGGAGGCCTAACTTACGGCTTAAAAGAAAGGGAGATTATGGAACAAGAAAAAGTTCAAAATGTAGAAAAAACTACTGAAAACACAGTGACTCAATCTGTAGAAGAAAATGAGGGCGTTTTTAAGACATTCAAAACTGAAAAGGACTATCAAGATGCAGTTAATAGTCTATTGAAATCTAAACTTCCTAAAAAGGAGGAAATGGATGAATTCAAGAAGTGGCAAGAAAGTAAAAAAACGGAAACTGAAAAACAACAAGAAAGAGAAAAATTAATAGAAGCTTTAACGAAAGAAAACAATGAATTAAAAAATCTATCAGTAGTTGCAAATGCTGATGTTGATAAAAAATTTCAAAAGTTTGTATTAAGTGAAATCTCTGGGATGGAAGGAGAATTTGAAGATAACTTATCTACTTATTTAAAAGATAATCCTCAATTTTTAATTTCAAAAGAAGTTACTAAAACATCAGAAGAAGATACTGGCGTGGCAGTAACCAAAGTTAAAACAAATGCAGAGAGTGGTGTAACTGCAATATTAAAAGAAAAACACCCAGAATTATTTAAATAAAAGAAAGAGAGATGATTAAATATGGCAAACGCAATTGCTACAAATGGTACTCATAAACGTAAAGAAACTTACGCTAATGAAGTATTAACAATCGCTAGAAGCGAGATGAATATTTATGAAGACTTCTCAACTGATTATGAAGTTGATGGAGCTACAGGACAAATTAATGTTCCAACAAGAAACGGAGAGGTAGAATTATCAGACTATGATATTTTAAATGGTATTTCTTTAAAACAATCAGCAACTGATTACCTAGTTTTACCAATTGATAAGAACTATGCTTGTAATGAATTAATTGATGGTTACGAGGCAGAAGCAGTACCTGATAATATAAGAGCTCAAAGAATTGAAAGTGCTGGTTATTCTTTTGGTATGAAAAAGGAAGGCTTTGCAATTGATGCTTTAAAAACTGGTACTATCAGTTCTGATACAGAAGCTTTAACTAAAACAACTGTATATGAAAAAATTGCTAAAGAAGTATCAAATATGAAAAAACGTAATATGAAAGTTAATTCAATGAGAATAGTTGTTGATGCTGATACTGAATTATTACTATTAACTGATGATAAATTTGCTAATACTTCTGGAACTTTAGGTGAAGAATTAGTTCGTGAAGGAGTTATCGGTAAAATCAATGGTGTTCCAGTAAAACCAAACTATTTATTGGGTAACGTAACTCGCGAAGAGGGTTCAGGTCAATCAAAAGCAGATAAAACAAGAAAAGTAGAGTTTGCTATTTATGACAAGAGATTCTGTCAAAAGTATGAAAGCTGGGCAGTTGAACCAACTATCAACGACTTAAAAGATGGTAAACATATCGGAGCTAGTGCTTTACAAGGCCGTCAAGTTGGTGGATTAATGGTAACTAATGCACTTGGTGTACAAGTAAAATTAGGTGCAGAAGTTACTGCATAGTAACTAAAGGAGGGATATAAATGAATTATGTAGATTATGAATACTATATAAAGACTTTTGTAGGAGATGGAAAGCCAATCCCTCAACAAGAATTTGAAAAATATGCTACTAGGGCAAGTAACAAAGTAAGAAATCGAATTTTGAATAAAGATATTAGTTTATTTGAAACGGAGATAAAAAATGTTACTTGCTCTATAGTAGATATTCTATATAACCAATATCTAAATAAAAAAAGACTTAATGATATTCTAAGTGGTTCAGAAGTAATAATTTCTAGTGAAAAAGTAGGAGATTACAGTAGAAATATTAGTAATGTATCTATTACTGACTTAGAAAAAATATGCTCTGATGAATATATAAATGAGCAAATAGAAACTGAACTAGAGGATTATTTATTATCAACTGGTTTATTGTACTGTGGAGTTCAATATGTTTGATAAAGATATAACTATTATTAATAAATGGTTTAATAAACAAACAAAAAAGGACGAGTATAAAATAAACCACGTTAAAGGTTTTTGGAGTTCTGATGAAGGTATTTCAGTAAATGGTACTCAATTAGTGAAAAATGATGGTGTAATAGTTAGAATTTTAATGTCAGAGCAGGACTATCATAGCCCAAAAGAATTTAAAGAAAATGGTATGGGTTGGACATTGCAAAATGATGATTACATTGTCAAAGGATTAATTGATGAAGTTAATACATTAACCAAATTAAAGAGTTCTTATGATGATGTTATGAAAATCACTAAAGTATCAATAAAAGATTATGGTTCTTTAGATATGAGACATTTTGAGATAAGTGGTGAATAATGAAATTTGAAATGGAAATATTTCTACCTAGTCAAAAGGCAATGTTAGAAAATATTGGTTTAAATGATGGTGGTAGAGTTCAAAAGGTAATAGATGTGTCCTTCATGCATTATATGAAATTAAAGATGCCACAGGATAGTGGAACTATGATAAATAATACGCGTAGTCCTAAACCAGGATTAATAACTGTAGAAACACCTTATGCACATTATATGAATGAAGGTATAAAATACGTCGACCCAATTAATGGTAAAGGTGCATTCCATGACCCTATAAGTGGTAGATTTTGGTCTAGACCCGGTGTCAAGAAAATTTCAAGTGGTGAACCGCTAAAATATCATGGTGGTCCAGATAGAGGCTCACACTTTGTTGAAAGAACGGCAACAAATAATTTCAGTGATATTTTAAATGAAGCTCAAAAAGAGGTGAATAAATCATGATAGAAAAGATAAGAGATTATATAGCTGAATGTCCACATTTAGATGAATTTACAAAAGTAAATGTTAATTACTTAGTAGATAAAGTTAACGCTTATTCTGTTAATGAGGATTCAGGGTATAATCCAGTTTTAGAACCTCGTATATATGGTAATGATGAAATGCAATTTTTATTTAGCTTTGATGCTAAATTTTATTGGAATGAAGAAACAGAAAATAATATAGATAATTCAAAGTTTTTTGAAAAATTTAGAGATTGGCTAGAAGATAATAATTTAAAGGGAAAATATCCCGAAATAGAGGGCATAGAGCCTTTAACCATTGGAGCAATTACCAATGGTTTTATTTATGCAACAAATTCTGATGAAGCAATTTATAGAATAAGTTGCTCATTTACATATGAGAAAGAAGGTAAGATATAATGTTAAAATTAGATATTCAGCACTTTGCTTTCAGTGGAACTGGAAAAGCAAAAAGGGAAAGTGCAATAGTTTTAATGAATGTTGGGGATACAACTGAAGAATATGAAGCTATAGGAAAAGATAATGATGAATTATCACGTACACTTAATAATGAGGTTGAATCGAAGAATAATGTTTTAGGTGAAACTGAAACAGAAGTAACTAAAGCTCCACAAACTACTACTGTTGATCCTTTTAAATTTAGAAGAGACAGCAAGATAGCTAGCAAACTTTATGAGATTTATAAAAATGACAAAGAACTTGATGATGTAATTGAAGAGTTCGTTGAAGTATTTACCGAAGATAAAGTAGCAGAAGGTGAATATGGGGCATTCAAACAAAAAGGTGCTATTGACTTAAAATCTTGGGGTGGCGATACAAAAGGTGTTAACGCTCCATTTGATATTAACTGGTGTGGTGCTAAAACTCAAGGAACTTTTAATCCAACTACTAAAAAGTTTACACCTACAACTAGTACATCAGAATAAGAGGGCTAATAAGTCCTCTTAACTTTTTTAAAGGAGAGTAAAAAAATGAAATTAAAACTAAAAAATACTAAAATTATTGAAGATATAACAGATGAAAATGATGAAGTTATAGGAAAAGTTAGCTTTGACCCAAAAGATGCTAGAGCTTATAAAGTATTCTTGAATTTGATAAATCTAATAGAAGACTATCAAAAAAAAGATAAAAAAATAGGTGATATTGAAGATCTTCCAACAGGAGAAATTAAAAGTATAGAAGATATCGAAATATATAAAGATAGTTTTGATAAGCTTGAAACTAAAATTGATAATTATTTAGAATTAGAAACAGAGATAAAGAAAATAACAGATGAAGTGTTTGGAAATGTCAGTGAAACATTTTCAAAAGTTAGTAATTCTATAGAACCATATATTGAATTGGTACAATGGGCTACGCCATACTTTAAGAAAGAACGTTCTGAAAAAGTAAATACATATTTGTCTAAAAAAGAAGATGTATTGTAATGAATGCTTTATTAAATAAATTTCCTACAAAAATCAGGATAGATAATATAGATTATGAAATTAATTCAGATTATAGAAATTGTTTGAAAATCATTTTAGCTTTTGAAGATGATGAATTAACGGTAGAAGAGCAGTATTACATAATGCTTAGTTTATTATATAAGAAAATGCCTGAAAACATTGAATTAGCAATAGAAAAGGCAATTTTATTCTTGAACTGTGGAAAAGAACATAAAGTGTCAGAATCTAGAAGAGCCTATAGTTTTAGTAAAGATTCTGAATATATCTATTCAGCTATGAATCAAACACACAATATTGATCTAGAGAGTATTGAGTATTTGCATTGGTGGAAATTTGTTTTTTTATTTATGGATGTTGATAAAGATTGCACATTTAGTTATATTACTTCTCTAAGATATAAAAAAAACAATGGTAAACTTGACAGCTATGATAAAAAAATATGGATAGAAATGAGAGAAATAGTAGATTTAGACTATTCTAGTGAAGATGAAGAAGAAAGCGAATTTATGAAATTATTGAACGGAGGGGATGCTGATGCGCAAGTAATGGAGCTTTAATAATACATACCAAATTAGACAATAATGGTGTAAAAAAAGGTTTTAGTGAATTATCTAAAACGAGTAAAAAGTTAGTAGAACAATATAATAGACAAGTTGATGTTATAAAAGCTCAACAAATTCAAGTAGATAAATTAAAAACTAAGCTTAATGGTATTAAATCGGGTGACATAGTACCAGCTTCACTTAAAAGAATGGAAACCGAATTAAAAAAGGTATCGAAAGAATGTGATGAAGCACAAAAGAAATACGATGCCTTTGCTGATAAATTTTCAAACGCGGAAATGGAACTTAGTTTTGCTAATAGTTCTGGTGATACTGCTAGAATTAGCGAAGCACAAGGTACGTTTGCTAATTTAGAAAAAGAGAGTTTAATAGCAGCAGATAATTTATCTAACTTGCAAAACAAAGCTTCATCATTAGAAAATTCTATTAATCAAATTAGAATGAATCCTAGCACATCCCAAGAAGCAATGGATTTAACTAACAAATTAAGTCTTATGGAATCTAAAATGCAAACTTCAACTGATAAGGCTAATAATTTGAAAAACGAACTAAATAAGACCTTTAATCAAGATGGTAACATTTTGAGTAGGCTAGATGATATAAAGAATAAGCTTGGTTCAGTAAGTGGAAAGTTAAAATCATCTGTATCTGATAAAATTTCAGATTTAAATAAAAAAGTATCACACTTTGGTAAAAGAATAAGTGGATTGATAGCTAGTGCCTTGATATTTAATGTATTAAGTAGTGGGTTAAGAAATTTAGCTAGTGGATTTGGCAATTTACTTAAATCTAATAGTCAATTTTCATCTAGCTTAAATCAGATTAAAGCTAATCTATTAACCGCATTTGCGCCAATATATAATTATGTATTGCCAGCAATAAATGCTTTAATGTCCGCTTTATCTAGGATTACAGGAACTATTGCAGGCTTTGTATCAGGATTATTTGGAAAAACAGCAGAGCAATCAAAGAAGAATGCTTCTGCATTATATGGACAAGCTAAAGCATATGAAAAGGCAGGAAAGAGTGCTAAAAAAGCAGAAGGCAATTTAGCTAGCTTTGATAAGCTTGAGGTGATAGGTGATAAAGGAGATAGTTCTAGTGGAGGCGGTCAAGACATAGATTTCAGTGGCCAAATAGAACAAAGTGGCAAATTACTGGATTTTTTAAATAAAGTAAAAGAACTTATGGCACAAATTTTTGAACCTTTTAAGAAAGCTTGGGATACAACAGGTATGTTAGTTGTTAATAGTCTTAAAAATGCTTTCATTGGTGTTAAATTACTTATATCAAGTATTTTAGGTTCATTATTTGAAGTGTGGACTAATGGTACTGGACAAACAATCATTGAAAATATATTAACTAGAGTAAGTCTTGTATTAGACATTATAGGTGGTATATCTCAAGCTTTATCTAATGCTTGGAATAATGCTGGGAATGGTACTGCGATTATTCAAGATATAGCTAATATATTTATTGCTATGCAAAACATATCAAACAGCATATATGAAAATATAAAAAAATGGGTTTTAAGTCCGGGATTTCAAGAAGCTCTTAACGTTGTGGTTCAAATAGTAAAAGATATACTTGATTGGTGTAGTCAAATAGCTAACTGGATTGTTCAAATGTACGATACTTATCTTTCTCCAGTTGTTGATAAAATTTTAAATTGTATTTCAAAAATAATAGTTGCTATTGGTAGTATTTGGAATTTTCTTAAACCAATGATAGACCAAACTGTAAAAAATCTTCAAACCATTTTAGAACCAGCAATTAAAATGATTTCTAATACTATAGGTGGAATTATAGATGCCCTAAGTGGAGTGATGGATTTTATCACAGGAGTTTTTACAGGTGATTGGGAGAAAGCATGGAATGGAATAAAAGAGTTTTTTGGTGGAATTATAGATGGCTTAAGTTCAATATTTATTGGATTAGTCGATATCATTATTTCCCAATTCAAAATAGCCATAGACAATGTCAAGTCGGTGTGGTCTTCAATAGGTACATGGTTTAAAGATGTTGTTTGGGGTGGTATTAAAAATGCTTTTTCTAATGTAACTAATTGGTTTAAAGACACATTCTCAAGAGCATGGCAAGCGGTTAAAAATGTGTTTTCAACAGGTGGAAAAATATTTGATGGTATAAAAGAAGGCATAGCTAACGTATTTAGAACCGTTGTTAATGGAATAATAGGTGGAATTAATAAAGTAATAGCAGTGCCATTTAAATCTATTAATGGTATGTTAAACAAAATAAGAAATGTTAGTGTTTTAGGGGTTTCACCATTCAAAGGTTTTTGGAGTCAAAATCCTTTAGCTGTTCCTAAAATACCAATGTTAGCTCAAGGTGCAGTAATACCTCCTAATGCTAAATTTTTAGCTATGTTAGGTGACCAAAAGAACGGTCGTAACCTTGAAGCACCAGAATCTTTAATAAGAAAGATAGTAAGAGAAGAATCAGGAAATGGCAATAAAGAATTTATCTTAAATTTGAAAGCAATTCTTGAATGTGATAAAAAACAATTCGGTCAATTATCATTTGAGGGTATAAGATTAAAAGAACAACAAAACGGTAAAAAATACTTTTTGAATTAAGAGGTGATAAGATGCAAAATATTAGACTAATAAACTATGATAATCCAAATGTTTATTTTGATATTCCGTGGGATTGGGTATCATTACCAGAACCTAATCTTGATGATTTAGAGTCAGAGGCAAATAGAGGAAAACTTACAGCTTATTTATATAGAGTAAGAGCTGGAGAAGTACCTAATATAAAAATACCTATACTAAAGAGGTTAAGTCAGGCACAACTTAAACCTCTTTTTTCAATAGTGAGACCAGTTCACTTATATTTAAAATATTTTGAAAAATATGAAGATGCGTTTAAACAAATAGAGGTTTATGTAAAAAAACCGAATCCTCCAGTATACAGATATCCAAAAGATAACAATACAGACAACATTATATATCAACCATTCGATTTAGAAATAGTTTCTTATGAGAGTATATCATGATAGATGGTGTATTAAATAGAGATGTGTTGTCTTTTGAGATAGAAAAAAGTTGTATTGATGATAAAAAAGTTATCGGTTCTTTTCAAAAAAATCCCGCAACGATAGAGTTGTTAAATCCGGATAATAAATATTCAAATTTAAAAGGTACCTATATAAATACATATAAAGGTACTTTTTATGTTGATAATATAGAACCAATTCAAGAAAAAATTAAAATTAAATTAAGTTGTTATGATTTAGCTCAGAAGTTTGAAAAATCTTATGATAGTAGCAAGTTTACTTTTCCACTTACTTTAAAAGCTTGGAGAAACGCAATTTGCACTGAGGTAGGAGTTGAATACGATAATACGGACTTTCCTAATAGTGATTATGAATTAAGTAATGAGCCTTACATTAAAAAGGATGCTACATATAAAGATGTTATTAAGTTGATTGCTCAAGCAAGCTCTTGCTGGGCAATAATAGATTATGACGATAAATTATATTTTAATTGGTTCAATAATACGTTAATAGAAGTTCAAGATTGGTTTGATTTAACAACCGAAGATGAGCCTACGGATCCGGTTAATATAGTTGTTTTGGGTAGAGGTGTTGTTGAAGATAATGTAATTTATCCTGAAACTGAGCCAGCAAATCCAAAAGAAATTAGAATAGATAGTAATGATATTTTAGATTTGAATAGAAAAAAAATGATAGTACCTATTTACAATCAAGTTAAAGACTTTAAATATATGGTTTTTAGCATGAAAACAATAGGTTTTTTAAATGCAAGAATAGGAAATAAAATAAAGTATCCTGATTTGTATAACAACAAAAAAGAAAGCTATATAATGCGTCATACTTTAACCTTTCTTGGAGGAGATTATTCCAACAGTCGAAATTATACAAGTCAGTTCGAAGCGGTGGAATTAGATGAAACTAATACAAATTATAAATATGCTGAATCAGTAGAGGAAAGAATTGATAAAACAGAAATAACAACAAATAAATTGGATGGGGAAATAAAAGCTGTTACGCAAAAAACTACCCAGATTTCTGATGATTTAAACAATAATTATTATACAAAAACAAGCATAGATGAGTTAGTGCAAACATCAGAAACAGGTATAACAAATACATTTAGTGAAGCTGGTGGAAACAATATTTTAAGAAATACTGGGTTATGGTTTACTGAGCAAAAAACACATCAAGAAGAACAAACTACTAATTTATTAGAAAATTCTTCCTATGTTTACTGTAACCAATTATATGATGGACCTATATATTCTAATCAAGCTTTAAATGATACTTTTGAGCAATCAACAGAAGTGCAAGGCGAATTTATGATAATGACACCTTGCAAAATAGACCCTAATGTTTCTCATAAGTATTCTTACACCGAAAACATAAGTAGATATGACATTTACTTATATGAATTGGATAAAGATTATGTGTTTATAGAAAATCCTTATGACACGGGAACTGCAAAATACACTGAATTAACTTATGCGAATGAAAAAGATATATCTTTTAATTCTAAAGCCGAGTATTTTATTATAGTAGGTTCTAAAAATGATGATGGAGCATCATTAACTTTAGATGAATTAAACGAATATATTAGTTCAATTTCATTACAAGAAACAAAAAGTATTGAAGTTAGCGAAGAAGCTTATGAATTTTGGGATGGGAAAGCAATTAAAGATTCAAATGATAAAGCATCTAATAATATTTCAATGTTAATTCAAAAAGGCTCATTTTCACAAACAGAGGAAGTGCCAAATGGTAATTACTCAATAAGTTTTTATTATAAAAAGAAGTCAGAACTTGCCACTACATCTGTGGTGATAAATGATACTGAATATGAATTAAATAGCTTGACTGATAAACAATTTTATACTGGCGAAAAAGATTCAGAAACTAATGAATATGTAGTTCAACCCATACTTATAACATCTGGTCACATAAAAATAGAATTTAAAAGTGATATAAATAATGGATTAGAAATATGGGATTTAATGTGTAATAAAGGAAGTGTAAAACTAGCTTATTCACAAAATCAAAATGAAACCACTACAGAAACAGTTAACATATCTAAAGGTATAACAATTACTTCAACAAATATGGAAACCATATTTAAAGCTAATGCTAATGGAATAAAGATTTTGACTTTACAAAAAGAAACAATAGCTTACTTTACAGATAAAGGTTTAAGTACAAAAGAATTGATTGTTGAAAATAAAGCTCAGATGTGTAGCACCTTAATTTCTGAAGTTGGAGACCAGACATGGTTTACAAGGATGTGAGGTGGTAATGAATGGCAAGTAATTTAAAATCAACAACTTTATATTCAAATAATAGTAAAGCATATTATCTACAAGCATATTTTAACGAAGAAAGTACAAATACACCACAGAACTCTTCAAGAATATATGTTGAAGCTAAACTTACTTCTACTGGTTATAGATGGACTTCAAGCTATGATTCTTATCTAAGAATATATTGGCATGATAATAGAGAAAACTATGATAGGCTAGTTGCTACAACCACTTTAAAAGAAATAGCTAATAGCGGTAGCGTTTATGCGAGTGGATATATAGATCCTCTTTATCATAATGGCGATGGTGGATTGAGTGGTTATGCATATGCTACCTTTACTAAAGGGGGAACATCGTCTTATACACCTAATACGGGTGGCGTTACTACTGATTGGACTCCATTAACAACAATACCAAGACAAGCAAATATAACAGGTTATAATGACTTTAACGATGAGCAAAATCCAACAATAACTTTTAACAACCCAGGTGGTTTTAGAATAAATGCAAGACTAGAATTTGCTGGAACTGATATAAATAAAACAAATATACCAAATACTGGAAGTTATACGTTCAGTCTAACAGATGATGAAAGAAAACTACTAAGACAAAAGTGTACTGGCAATTCAATGATTGTTAGAGGTGTAATAGCTACTTGCATAGGTGGTACTACAGAAAATTATTGGAGTTTCTGGGATAAAACAATGACAATTGTAAATGGTAATCCTACATTTGATAATTTTAACTTTGCTGATGTTAATGAAAAAACAGTAGCATTAACAGGTAGCAATACTTCAATAATAAAAGGATATTCAAATGTTAAAGTGACAATACCATCAAGTATGAAAGCGACAGCTAATAAAGAAGCTACTTTAAGTAAATATAGAGCTTCTATTGGGACAGCTAATCCAACTGACATTACATATAGTTCAGATGGTGATGTTGATGGAACGGTTTATAATGCTGATTCATCTACAATAAATGTTTATGCAATTGATAGCCGTAATAATTCTAAATTAGTAAGTAAACAAGTTACAAATTTTATTTCATATGAAAAGGTTACAAAAGGTAATATATCAGTAACGAGAACAAATGGTGTATCGGAAGATGTTACACTTAAAATAAATGGAACATTCAATAAAATTGATTTTGGAGAAGTAGTTAACTCAATTAAATATTCAAAATATAGATACAGAGTTAAAGGTACTAGTGAGTGGTCTGACTATAAAGACTTAAGCTTAACGACAAGTGGTAATAATTTTGCATATGATGGACTTATTAAAGGTGATACAGAAACATTAGGGTTTGACATTGGCAATTCTTATGAGATAGAAGTGTTAGTAAAAGATGAACTTTCAGAAGTGACATTTTCAGAAATTTTAGGTTCAGGTATTCCAAATATTGCACTTCATAAAAACGGCGTTGGAATAATGGGCGCATATGATGAAGAAGTTGGCGGAGATTTACAGATAAGAGGTAAAAATCCGTTTGATAGTGATTGGACAGATTTAACATTGAAGCCTAATGTGAATGCCAACATTGCAAAATATAAAAAAATTGGAAATATGGTGAATATAATAATAACCAATTTAACAGGTTATGAATTTCAACAAACATTTGTAACATTGCCAGAAGAAATTAGACCTACATATGGCTTTAGATGCATATGTCCTTCTACCTTAACTAGTTATGTTCGATTAGAAGTATATAGTAAAGATGGAAACCCTGGTTCAGGTACGACATATCCAGATAAAAAAGGTGCTATGCACATTCAAAATAGTTCAAGCGGTAACAAAGAATGGACAGACATAAATATAACATATTTTATTTAATAGGAGGTATAACATGAAATTTATAAGAGGGGATACACAACCGTTCAAATTTAAAATAACAAAACAAAGTGGTGAAAATGTTGATGAAAAAGATATTAAAACATTAACATTAACTTGCCGAAAATATAATTTAAAGTCATCACCAGTTGTCTTTGATAAAAATAAAGAAGATTTTATATTTAAAGATGATTATTGGCATAGTGAATTTAAGCCAGAAGACACTAGAGAACTAGACTATGGAATTTATAATTTTGA